TCTTTGTTTTAGGACCAATATTTTTAAGTAATAGGTTGTTCTTTACTTGTGTTTGCTCGTTTCTCTTTTGTTGTCTGTTTTGTCTTTTTTCTGAACGAGTGATCTTTTCCATGAGTTTCCTTTATTTGCTAAAAGGTGTTGATAGTATTACCCCTCCCACTGGCTTTTTTTACACGTTTAAGAACATCACGAAAACCAGCATCGGGCTTTCTAAGGCCTAATCTGGTTGGGTCTGCTATAGCAGTTATCGAAGGGATATGATTGAGATGTTTGTTATTTTCAGTATAGATGTCTAACTCAGACATAGGCATGCTAATGTCAAAATATTTTTCTGTCTTGGTATCATAAAAAGTATATGTTGCCATTAAACTTTAACACCTCTAGACGCCCAGTACTTTTGCACGTCATCTTTATTTATGGGATCCAGTCCCTTGGCGCGCATCTCTTCTTCAACTAAATCTTGAAGAAATGCAGATTCGCTGACATTCCGCGGATTAAATTGCTCATCGATGATCTTTTGAGCATCTGTTGGATTACTGTTTAGTGTCTGTGTCATTTGTTGTCATTCTCTCTAATGTGGATTTTAATCTGAATGTGGCTTCTGGTTCGAATTTTTTCATCACAGCAACAGTGTCATTTATGCCTTTTTGCCTACCCTGAAACCAATAGTAGGTGGAGACACCCAACATCAGCATGGTATAGCCCACAGCTGTGATGATATTGTCAATCGTCATCATATGAAAGCAACCTGTCTAGATTCTTTGCTCTCAACGCATTATCATAGTTACGATATTGCTTTTGATGCCTGTCACGCTTGATCTCTTTAAAAGATACGTTTTCTTCATCTATAAAGGATTTCTTACTGGTCGTCCTTACTCTAGCATCAAACTTCTGATACGTATTGGTAGTCTTGGTCATAGTTAGAAGAGCTCCGGATATGCTGCTTGTACGATTTCTTTAGTTATCCCCTTGTATGGGCTTTTCTTATCTTTCATCGCCAAGAGCAATTTGGCATCATCGGCTGACACTGCTTCTAGCACCTGGATAAAGATCTGTTCTCTACGGAGGGGTTTTAGGTTGGGATTGCCGCCTTCGACAAAGAGATAGAACCTGTTGATCTCTTGCATCAGAGCTTTGGGTTCGTCAAACTGACTGGCTCTAAAGGGCGGATCGCCTTCTGGGAGGAGGAATTTAATGTTGGGATCAAACATATATTTTAAGATAGTCTTTACTGAAGCATGGCTGTTATGTTTCAATGCTTCGATCCGGTCTTCTTTCTTCTTTAATTCATTGATCTGTGTCAGGAATTGTGACACTGATTGCATCTTAAACATGAATTTTGACATATTAAAAATCACCTACACTGTCCATTAGAAGTTTCAAATTATGTGAGATAAAATAGTTGAATAGCTTGCTCCTATCCTTGCCATTTTCTTCGTTATATTTATTAATCACGCCATTTCTAATATTATCAGGAATCTTCGTGAGATCTACGAGCAGTTCATTACGAGCGAAGTTCCTCTTGAGCATCTCCTGAGAGATGCCTTGTGATTTGAACAGGTCCATCTTCTTCTGTGTCATGGGTTTCTGGCGCTTGTCTGTGACAAAAGTATCATCATCAGAAAGGATGTTGGGGATGCCGTCACCCTGGTCGCCCTTGAGGATATGCTCATACAGATACTGCTGAGGATTGTCTTCCTTGATCCATTTCTTACGGATGGGATCATACTGCCTGACTGTGGCATACTTCTGGAGCTGTACAAAGTCCTTATCAGCAGATAGGATCAGGATCGTCTTGTCCTTGTTCTCAGTCACAAGGGTGGCAATGATATCATCTGCTTCTGCAGATTCTACCTGGATCACTCGATAGGGGAAGTATTCCTTGATCTCGGCTTTAATCGTATTAAAGATATCGAACACCTGATTCCAATTGATCTCGGAAGCATCTCGGTTCTTCTTGCGATTTGCTTTGTAGTATGGAAATACTTGTTTACGCCAGTAGTTTCTATCATCACAAGCAATCACGATCTCGCCATATTCACTTTGAAATTTTTGCTTGTAAGAGCGTAAAGAGTTTATTACCATGTGTCTAAACAATCCTTCTTCCAAAGGAATGTTTGTATGATTGCCCAACTGCATCATCAGGTTAGAAATCATTACCTGATTAAAATCCACGATTATCATTTTAAAGTTTCCAATATTTCATTATCTATGTATTATATATACAGTTTGTTAAGATGTCAAGTTATTTTCTTGCTGTTCTTTTGCTTTTTCTAGATCTTGCTGTACTTCATCAGATATCGTGATGACATTATCTATGATCTCATGGAAAGGATGTACGATCCTCTTGTATCTGTATACCAGAGCCTTGATGGTCTCTTCTGCGAATGTGAAGTCTTTTATATGACTTTCATTCATACGAACCACGAACCCGTAGGTTGATAGCACGCTCGCCATGGCCTCAAACACATCATCTGCTACTTCGTCACAATATTCTTGTCTTACTGATTGGATATGATCCAGAGATTCTTCGATGGTCGAAGGGAACATCTCTGGGCCTTTATTGGGAAAGTTTACTATGTTTTCTGTCATTGCCTCACCACTTTAAGGATTACGGTATTAGTATTTATCCTATCTGTAAATGTGGTTGGTTCGGATTTAATCTCTTCCATGAGCTTGCGTAGAGTGATCTTGCCCCCAGAAAGAACCTTCTTTACATATTCTTCTGGCTTGCGACCTATGCGTTTGATCAGGGAAGCATCGTTGTCGTATCCATCGATGCTAGTACGTTTGACGGTGAGACCTGCAGGACCTCGAGCACGATACACACCCAGGGTCTTGTACTTGGTGTTGAACACCCAGAGCTCCTGAGCACCGATGATCGTTGCAGGATCGCATGACTGTAGCTTGTACTCGTTGCTCTCTTTCTGATACTGAAAGTTTTTCAAGAGTTTTTCTGTGGTGGGTGCCTTCTTCTTACGAGGAGCTCTAGCCTTCTTGACGTTGCCGCTATAGCGTTCTGCGTCTTCCAGGAACTTAGTGAAGAATATGATACGATCTTTCATATCTTTCTTGGTCATATGACCATATGCTTGATTGAGATCGGCATCGTTAGTGGTAGCTGCTGCATACAATTCCAGGAACCAGGGCTTGTAATGATCGATTATCTTGGTGGCATACATGGCAGGAATCTCGTTCTTCTGCAACCAATCATAGAGCGAAAACGCTTCACCCTTGTCCAGGAGCTCTTCGATGTCTCCGATGATGTCATACCCGCGTTCTCGCACACGATCCTGGATGCTGGGTTTTGCCGCAGTCGTCTTGGGCTTATCTTGGATTTCTATATCATGCCTAGCAGCATCATTGATGTCATTGTTGACCCTGACCCAATCATTGACCTGCAGGTCTTCTTTGTTGTTGGTCGCGATCCGGCAAAGCCATGCTGAGGTCAATGGCAGGCGATTGTCAGGGATGCTGTCAATAACCTTGTGTGTTGCCTTGTCACCAGCAAAGTAATCCTTCAGATATTGACGGATCTCATCCTTTTCAGCCATAGTGTTGTACCAGTTGAATGCTTTGAGCATTGATACAGTACCACGAACGTCCTTGGGCTCATCACCCAGGTACTTCCAATTGACAAGATACGTTTCGCTCTTGGTCCTGCGAGGAGTTTTCTTAACTTTTTTAATATTAACCATAGATTTAGCCATGTGTCTCTCCTCAATTTCCGTCAGGTGAACCATATACAACTTGTCTAAGGCTATCAACCTCTTCCTCAAGCGTTGCAATCTTATCATTCAAACGCTCGTTGGCTAGTTTCTGACCAAGATACAGTTCATACCATTTATCTGCATCGTCAAGTGCTTCACGCAAAACCTGATCCATTTTGTTTTCCTGTGTTTTCATCATATTATCATGATAGTAAATATGTATGTAAATGTCAACCTATAATTTTAAAAAGTTTTTTTAAAAAAGTGCTTGACATTTCTGTCTGAATGTCATATAGTTATAATATGAAGAAAACAGAGAAAGAGATGAAAATGAAGTTCGATCGTAAGGCCTTTGAAGTATCCGGTGATTATGTGTTTTACCCATACAATGGCGAACGTCGGTTTGTTGGTCGTTTTAAGTATTCCAAGAGCCCATTTACCAAGGCCAAGTTTCTCAAGGAGCTCGTGGCCAACCATACACAGGATGAGTATTTTACACAGGTTTCTCCTTATGGCAACAAGGCACCCCTGGACATCCTTCGTGAAAAGAACGAAGATTGGTACTTTGGCATCATCGAAGCATTCTGTGGAAAAGATGCTAGAAAGTTTTTAAATGGTCCGGCATGATAACGGTTGACATTTTTATTAAAATACCTTATATTAATAATATGAACAACGGAGAGATAAAAATGGCACGTATCACACACCACAAAGCTCCTAGACAATCTCAAATGTTTGACTATGCTGCCAACGTCTACCAGGGCAATGAATTTGTCATCTGCGTACGATACGAGGGCTATAGCGGCACTGCGGTACATGACGAGATCAAGTTCTTGCGTAAGGAATACCCTGTAGACAAGGGCTATCGGATCGAATGGTAAGAGATGAACTATGATGAGAACACAGGAAAACAAAATGACTGAATTCGAACGCAAGTGCTACGGAATGTCTCAGGAA